CTTTTAGCACAGATATTACTACAGTGCCAGGGAGGTTCTTCGCTGCTACGGATACTGAAATACGTGACGTCTCCGACAAGGGCGTAGCTCCAGTATTCAAGATCGCATTAAGCGGAGTGACTAATGCTGGCTACATGAGCCACACCATTTTCTCGAACTCCGCAGGTACATTCCTGATTGCGTGCAGCGAGCTTGATGGGGTGCATCGCTACGACGGTACGTCGTGGTACAAGTACCTGCCAGGCGATATGAGTCCAGCAGCAGCGAATCCACAAACCTTCGTATTCGTACTCTCCTGGAAGAAGCGTCTATGGTTCGTGCAGAAGGACTCCTGTGCTTTGTGGTACCTCCAGACGGATGCTATTTCTGGAAATGCGACTAAGCTAGATGTCGGCCCCCTATTCAAGAAAGGCGGGAAGATAGAGTACATCGCCAACTGGACGATTGACGCTGGCGAAGGCATTGATGATCTATTGGTCATTGTGGGCACCAATGGCGATGTGATAATCTACAAAGGCTCCAACCCTGACTCAGCGGCAACATTTGGGCTTCAGGGGCAATGGTCGGTAGGGCAGATTCCCAAAGGGAGGCGAGCCTTCTGCCAGCTCGGTGGGGACTTACTGATCCTCAGCTCCCTTGGGTTATTTCCCGTCAGCTACATTACTCGCGGCGGTAGCGGTTCCCTCGCCACAGAGAAGGATAATTACACAGATAAGATACATACGATGATCTCCAACGACGGGGCTCAGTCCTTCAATGAGTTCGGTTGGGAGCTCCACGTTGTGGACCGGGAGGACATCCTCCTGATGACCGTTCCAGACCATGGCAGTACCAAGGTCAAGCAGTACGCCATGAGCATCGGCACGAATGCGTGGGGGACCTTTGAAGGGCTGCCTGCCAAGACGGCCTGGGTCGCATCAAGCTATCTCTTCACTGCCGATGCCGTGGGCAGCATATATCTCTCCCTCGTGGGGGACAAGGACAATGTGGGGCTGAGCAATACGGGCGGTATCTACATCCGCGGCATTGTGCAGTGGGCCTACACCCCCATGGACAGTCCGGAGACATTTAAGTCGTTCAAGCTGGCGCGGCCCCTGTTCACAGCGGAGCGTGAACCTGGCGTCAACATTGCTATGAGCGTGGACTTTCAGGAGATCATTGTTCAATACCCCAGTATGCCAACGCTGGCAACGGATCAGTCCCTCTGGGGCGTCGCCGTCTGGGACAGAAATGTCTGGGTCGGTGGCACTGTCCAAATGGCCGAATGGATGGACGCCGCGGAGTATGGGCGCTTTGGCTCCGTCGTTATGGCGACGGAAGCCCTGGGTGGATCAACATTTTGTACCTCCGTTGCCATTATGGCGGAGGTAGGGGGTGTCCTATGATCGTGTACGACGAGGAGCAGGTAGACAAAACTCTGCTCTTCGCATGGCTCCATGCACGTACCCTGATTGACCCTTCCATGGATTTCCGTGCAATAGGTTACGTAAATCACGCCTTGCAATTGATAGGGGTTGTGGGGTACAATATGTTTATCGGGAGAACAGCGACAATTCATTTCGCAACTGATGATTCTGCTGCCATTACACGCGGGTTTGTAAGAGAAACATTCCGGAAACCCTTTGAAGAGTGGGGACTGGAACACTTACTCGGCGTCGTGAACAGCCATAACGTGAAGGCCCTCAGGTTTGACCTTCACCTAGGTTTCCGGGAGGTACACCGCATCCCCGGAGGCCATGAAGATGGCGGCGACTTAGTGGTGCTCCAGATGGATAAGGTGGGGTGCCCTTGGCTGAAAGGCAGCGATCATGGGCAAGAAGACTCCCAAAGCACCAGACATGGCGGCGCTAGGGCGAGAGGACGCAGCGAACCAACAGTACGCAGCGACTCAGCAGAACTACGCGAACCGACCGGACATCACCAACCCATACGGAACCCAAAGCTGGTCAACGGGCACGACCACTGACCCTGTCACCGGCAAGCCGATCACGACATGGCAGAAGAACGTCTCGCTGGACCCGGACATCCAGCAGGGGATGGATGCCCAGCAGAACTACCAGAAGATGCTTTCAGAGGGGATGGCTGGCGCCGCTCCCGGAGCAATCAGCTCCGCCCTCAGTGGGTTTGACTTCGCCTCTAACCCAGCTTATAATTTCGGCGCTCCGGAGGGGCCACAGCGCTCCTTTGACTATGCCAAAACTCCTACTGACTATCGTGAGCAGGCCCAGGAGTCCGTGTGGAATAGAATGCAGCCCGCCTTCCAGCAAAAGCGCTCTGATACTGAGTCGCAGCTGGCTAACATGGGCCTCACGCGCGGGAGCGAGGCGTGGAACCGAGAGATGTCCCGCCTGGATGAGTCTGAGTCGCAGGGTAGACTCCAAGCTATTGAATCTGGCAGGTCTGAAGCCGAGCTAGGCCTGAAGGGTCAGCAGCAGGGCTACTCTCAATCCCTGGGCGAAGCTTCGTTTGGTAATGACGCCTTGAAGCAAGGGCTTGCGGGCAACATTGACTATGGGAATTACGTCAAGTCTCTCCGCGAAATGGGGCTGGGCGAACAGGCTCTCCAGAAGGGCCAGGGGATAGGTGTACTTGGTGATCTCAGTAAGCTGTTCGGCGGCACGGGTGGCTACGACATGAATGCCTTTGGCTTCGGCGGAAATGACTTCGCCGCTGCCAGTGGCGGCGGCTTTGATGCGACCAAGGCAGCCCAGGCACAGTACGGGAATCAGGTTGATGCCTACAATGCCAAGGCCGCTGGGAATGCACAGACTGTCGGCACCATAGCGGCTATCGCTGCTGCCTTCTAAGGAGCTATCATGGCTGACCAATTTCTTTCCAATGAAGAACTCGTTAAGCTGATGGACAAGGCGGGGCTGATCTCCAAAGCCCAGACCACCGCAGTACAGCAGAAGGCTATGGCTGATCAGCTACGCAAGCAGTTTTCTGAAACTGTCAACACTCGCCCAGGGAATAACAGAATTGCTTCCCCTCTGTCCCCCATTAGCGCCATAGGACAGATCGCCGGCGGTGTTATGGGCGGGCGTGCCCAGCAGGCGGCGGACGCTGCGACTGCTCAGGTGGGGTCGGGCCAGCAGGAGCAGAATCAAATGATGCTGGCAGCGTTGCTGCGCGGGCAGGGTGGCGGGGGAGGTCCAACTCCAGCTGGACCTGGACTTCAGATGCCCACTGCGCCGGTACAGCCGGGCCTTACCCCACCAGCGGGCGGTTTACAGCCTCCAGCGCAGCCTAACCCAGAAGGTTTGAAGTTCAATCCATTGGATTGGCTCAAGATGGGGCAAAATTATGGACTTCAATGAATATATGATGTCCCTAATAGGGGACCAGGGTGAGCAGAAGAGACAAGCTGAACTCCTGCGGGGTAAGACGAACTCCCAGCTCTCCGAAGCTGTTGGTCAATCCAAGAGGTACAACACCATCGCTGCCGTGGCGCCGATGTTGAGCAACCCTGGGCTCGCCAAGTCTGCAGAGGTACTGGCCAAGCAGGGTGAGGACGAGGCCCCTAAGATTAGTGCTCAACAGATCTATTATGGGGGCGAAGGTAGGCTGGAAGAGAATCCAATTTATACAGAGGCCAAGGCGGCGGAGCGTGAAGGGCGAGTACAAAACATCTTCGCTCAGCAACTGGCTGCGAACGAACGTGCGGGGGAAGCTAATAGCCTCAAGTATACGCTGGGCGTGATGGCTGACCAGACTAGAAGAGACATGAACGCGCAGAATGCAGCTCTGAGAATGACTCTGGCGCAAATGGCAGTTGATCGTAAGGGTGCCGAAGCAGAAACTAAGGCTGAGAAGGATAAGGCCAAGGCGGAAGCTACTGATGAAAAAGCCGTGCAAGAGTTCCAGAAACGGTACTCGGCCGTTGGCTTGCCCAACCTCGTTGGATCAGTAGATAGATTCAACACGAAGGTTCAAGGGTACATTGACAAGAATCAGTCCATTCCTGGCATAGGCTACGGCTCCAGTCAAGTATCCGGTGTTCCCTTCCTGAGTGACGTGGTTCTTGGTGCAGAGGGTAAGGAGAATCGGGCGCAAATTCAAAGCGTAGCTAACGCACTCCTAGCAGCGGACTCTGGCAAGGCTGTGACGCTGAGTGAAGAAGAGAGACAGACGCTCACTACTATGGCCTCCGGTAAGTTTAGTGAGAAGGACACCCTTAATGCGTGGAAAGATATCATCGTCCCACGGGTTAATGAAATGCGCGGTGGAGTTGTCGCTGGCTTTAAGCCTGAGGTGATTAACACCTATGCAGATCGCTACTCTGGGTACAATCCTAGCATTCCAATTACACCTGCGCAGAGGAAACAAGACGCAGGGAAGGGAGCGAATACTGTACCACCCCCGATCAAACCGAAGAGCGTGCCCTCAGGCTGGAAGATAGAGAGGGAATAAACATGGCTAATTACCGTATAACTGGACCGGACGGCCATGTCTACAAAGTGACCGCGCCCGATGACGCCACTCAGGAACAGGTGTATTCCATGGTGGCTGGGCAGGCCAAGGCCCCAGCGCCGGAGCCAGCGGCCCCGGCTGGGCCAGAGAAGTCTAAGTTTGAGAGCTTCAAGGAAGGCTTTGGTGATAGCACTATCAAGGCAGCCCTTGGCATCAAGCAAGTCTTCGGCGGACTCTCCGATGATCAGAAGGCTGTGCTGAGGGAAATTGAAAAGGCTGAAGAGGCAGACCCCAATAAGCTGACCCGCACGGCGGGCGGTGCGGGCAGTAGTATCCTGCAAGCTGCCCTCCCTGGTAAGATAGGACTTAAAGGTGTTCAAGCACTGACTAAGACCCTAGGCTTTATGGGAAAGGCTGCGCCGATAGCGACGTCAGCACTAGTATCCGGCACGGGCGAAGCCCTGACCACTCCCTCTCTTGGAGAGACTACAGAAGAGGTTGCGACAGACAAAGCCAAGGCGGGCGGCGTCGCTGCTGCTCTCGGTGGAACTATATCTACGCTGGCCAAGGGGGCGGGCAAGGTAGCGACCGGTCTATTCACCCCCACTCAGGAGGCTAAGGACCTCATTGCACAGGGAGTCACCCCCACCCTCCAACAGGGGGCGGAGAGTTGGATAGGTAAGAAGGTCGGCGGGTTGACCTCCGGTGTAGCTGACATTGAGAAGCGTCAGAGCAAGGAAATAGTTGACGCCATCGGCAAGCGACTTGCTCCTGGCGAGGAGGTTGAAAAGTATACCAAGGCTGAGCTCGTAGCTGCGAGTAAGAATTCTATTGATGCCGACTATGATCAGCTCCTCAAGGGTACGAAGTTCAGCCTGCTGAAGACGCACAAGGCTACGCTGGACAACGTAATCTCCACGGCCAAGGGTGCCCGTGATGACGCTAAGGACCTCGCCCGCAAGCAGTTGGACGGGGTGTTTCCCGATAGGTCCATCACCAACATGGGGCCGAGCAAACTCAACGAGTACCGAGAGGTACTGCAGAACCGTATTGACGAGCTGGCTAAGGATGACAGCGTGGTGGGGCGCCAGGCCCGCGACATTCTCACCGACGTGAAGAATAAGTTTGACATCACCGTCCGTGATGTCAGGCTTGGCGCTGACGACGTAGCCAAGGTGGCGGACATTGATAGTAGGGCGTACGACTTTGCTCGTCTCCGGAACGCTGCTGATAATACCACGGGCGAGCTAACTTCTAAAGATGTCGCCCGTGCGTACCAGCGGATGGCCCCAACAGGGCAGACTGCTCTGGGTGGCAAGTCCGCTGTAGAGCAGGAGATCCTTGGCCCATCCTCGCGCGTCCTTGGAGACATGAATCAGGAAGAATCGCGGGCAGCCCTTCAAGCTCTTAGGCGCGTAGCCAAACTCGGTGGCGGAGCAGTCGCTAATCTTTTTGCTCCCCAGGTAGCGGCCCCCCTCTACGGTATTAGCGCACTGGGACAGTCAGCCGCTGGAGCTAAGGCTCTCTTCGGCGAAACGGCAGCGCAGAAGAAACTGGCTGAGCTCCTTAGAAAGACATCAGGGGCAGGTGCAGGCGCCGGTTCCATACTCTACAACCCAACCGGAGAACAGTAATGGCTAGAGACTCCAATGGGAACTACAGCCTCCCTGCATCGTACAACCCTGTGGTCAGTGGGACTGTAGTTGATCCGAATTGGGCCAACATCACGCTGGACGACATTGCAAACTCATTGACCGACTCACTAAGCCGGAGCAATCATGGCGGGATGTTGGCCCCCCTCTTCTTCTATGATGGTACCGTCCTCGCCCCAGGTATAAGCTGGATCGCGGAGAATACCAGCGGGTTCTACCGCGCTGCCACCAACGACTTCCGCTATGCCGTTGGTGGGAAGGACCTACTTAAGATCGCTACGACTGGGTTCACTAGCTCCATTGCGCCAGACATTAGCTTCAGTACCTCCAATAACATCGCTAGATTCACAGGCTCTGGAGCTAAGTACTCCATTGTAGAGTCCCTCAGCGCGCCTGTAAACGAACGTAACGCTGTAGTCTATAAGGCTCCAGATGGGTATGCCTTCTTCGGTGTAATGAAGGATGACCTGAGCTCTACTACCAAGGGTATCCAGATGGTGGCTGGAGACACGCGTGTTTTTGACGCCGCCACCGGGCGGCCATTCACGATTGACAGAGCTGACGGAGGATACCTTCCGTCAACGGGGGGCGCGCTTTCAGGCGATTTGTCCATCAACAAAAGTAATCCACTAATACAACTATACTATACTCCTGGTGGTGCTGTTAATTTGCGCACGGCTCGCGTGCAATTGACTTCAGATGGAACATTATATTGGGGTCGTCTCAATGACGCTGGTGCTTTCTCAGGTGGACTTGCACTCTATGCTAGTGATAATCAGTGTCACGATATAGGTACAGGTCAGAGGATATTAAACGCAGGCGACGTGGCAAGTCTGACGGTGTCCAACTCAGACATGGTAGATGGATACAATGCGACCATTAACAACTGGGGTAATTGGTGCGTAGTCCGCGATGCTAATGGCATAATCAATGTAACTTCGCTCAATATTAGTGGACTTACGTGGTCCAATAATGGTAATTGGTTATATTCAGGTAGTCCTATTTGGACCGCCGGTGCAATCAAATGCAACGACATCAGCATGAATGGCTTGGGCGTTGTGAACAGTGCTGGGTGGTGGTATTTCTATAACCCAATTCGCAGCACTGGTGAAGTTCATGGAACTAACATCGTTGCTGATGGCGGGTTCCATATGGGCGGATTTATCCGAGATCAGGGACACTGCACTCTGGCGATGGGTGGGAACAGGGGCTGTATGGCCTGGGAGAATAATAAGCTAATCTACAATGTAGACAATGCGCTGTACAAAGAGTTCCAAACGTATAATTACAGCGACTCCAGACTCAAGAGCAACGTCAAGCCTTCTAAGGTGGATGCTCTGGAGACACTCAACGGCCTGGACATCATCCAGTATACCATCAAGCCTGCGTTGGCGAAGCTCATAGGCGTAGATGAAGAACACCGCATTGGCTTGAATGCGGACCAGATATCACAAGTCATCCCCGAGGCTGTGTCAATCGCTAGCGAAGTTGGGCTGGAGCCCAGCTCAATTCGGCCCGAGAACCTTAAGATGTTAAGCTACGCTGAGCTGGTGCCGTGGATTATCAGGGCACTGCAACAACTCTCCGCTAAGGTGGCGTAAATGCCTCGCAACTCCAATGGCGAGTACACTCTCGTTGCTGGCAACCCCGTCAGTGCGGGGACTGTTATCGCAGCTACGTGGGCCAACTCCACGTTGAATGATATCTCCTGGGAGATAACCGACTCGCTCTCCCGCACGGGCAAGGGTCCCATGTTGGCCCCCCTCATCCTATGGGGGAGCCCTCCCACGTACCCGAATGAGGCTGTACCTAAGTCCTATGTAGACGGTAGTCTAGCGGGGACGATAGGTACAGGTTACCTCCCCTTGACGGGTGGGACGCTGACGGGGACGCTAAAGATCGAGAAAGTTTCCAGTGACGTAGTAATAGAAATCAACGGCTCCCCAGGTTACTCTAAGGGTTTGTTTATGGAGACGAATGGCGTGGTCCGCTGGAAGGTGCTTTCGCACCTATCAGCGGATGATCCATTCGTTATTGAGCGTTTTAATGATGCGGGTGTTTATCAAGGTGCGGTTATATCTATAGATCGGGCAACAGGAATTTCCGAGTTTAAGCAACCAGTAAAACTTAGCAATCCAGGGTGGAACTCATTGAGGATTTACAATCCGAATGCACCGGCAGGAAAGAGGGGTGCTGCTATCGGTGTTGATGATCCAGGCTACGTATGCTTTCGTGCTTTTAATGATGATTATACAGTTGAGCGCGGAAACATCTATTTTGCTCACGATAGTCTTGAGTGGCAAGTAGCTACAGCCACTAAAGGTGGCGGTAAAATTTGGCACCAGGGCAATGACGGTCAGAACTCAGGGCTAGATGCCGACTTGCTTCGCAGCTTTTATCCCAGTTGGGATAATGTTGGAAATACTGTAGTGCTTCGGCGGGACACTGGCCGTATTGATTGCGGACAAGTAGTGTGTAGCTCTAGTCTTTGGGTGAATGGCTTAGAATTTTGGAATGAGAGCGGGAAGTGGAAGACAAGTAATCCTATACATACCAACTCGTATGTAAGAGCGGAGGATGCGTTTTATTGCAGGGATATCTATTGGAACAATAACGCTAATCAATGGCAAACTTATTGGAATGTGATTACTGGTGCTGAAATGCAATGCGAATATCTTCGCTGTAGGCCAGAGATACAGATAAGAGAAGGCAGTGGAAATAAATATGTTCGGGCCACAGGAAATAATTTTGAAGTTGTTAATAACGCCTATAATGCTGTTATCTTGCAGCTAACTGATTCCGGCAGATTTTGGACAGGGCAGGGGTATTTATCTAAGACAGGTATGTACGGTGGGCTTGGCGCTAACGTTCATAATTGGTATTGGGATGGCAACGTTCAGATTTGGGTTGATAACACGCGTGTTGGCTGGATTACTGTCTCCAACTCAGATGAACGTATCAAGAAAGACATAGAACTAATGCCCCTATTGCCTGCGGAAGTCTTCAACAAGATTGTACCTATTAAGTTTCGGTGGCTAGATGTTGGAATTTTTATAGATGATGGCAAGGACCACTGGGGCTTCAGCGCTCAAAATCTGTTGCAACATATGCCCCAGGCTGTCAGAGGCAACGTGGAAGAAGTTGGTGAGGATGGCGCAATTTACCCTGCCGCTGTTGATGAAATGGCTATTCTGGCTCAAACGATTTTACAGGTTCAACAACTCACTGCTCAAGTGAAGGAGTTACAGCGTGCTCAGCAATAGATTCCCCTTCCCTGGAGGGTTATCCAGGGTTTATCTCAAACCGAAAGGAAAGTAAATGGCTCCGTTCTTAGCTCTTATCACACCGATGGGTGACACTGGAAGTGGATCCCCTCCGCAGCCATCCCATCCCATCATGCTTCCCGGTATGCCTGGGTGGGGCAGCGGTGGTCCAGTTGACCCTGGCTACTCACCTCCCTGGGCGCAGCCCCGTCCTCCTGTAGACCCCGGCTACTCACCCCCATGGGCTCAGGTGCCTCCGGGTGGACAGGGTGGCGGTCCAGTAGACCCTGGCTATTCCCCGCCGTGGGCACAGCCACGTCCTCCAGTTGATCCAGGCTACTCACCGCCATGGGCGCAAGTCCCTGGGGGTGGCAAGCCCCCGACAGGTCCAGTAGACCCAGGCTATTCCCCTCCTTGGGCGCAAGTCCCAGGAGGCGGACAGGGTGGCGGACCGGTTGACCCTGGCTACTCGCCTCCGTGGGCGCAAGTCCCTGGCAGTGGCGGTGGACGGCCCAATCTCCCGGAAGGTGGCGGCATCATCGTTCCTGTTCCTGATGATCCGCAACGACCAGTACCTCCGCCCCCGGAAGGTACGCCGGAGAGTTCTAAGCCTTACGTGGTCTGGTTTGGACCGGGCTCGGTGGCGAGCGTAGTCTACCTACCCCCGACAGCGACTACGAAGCCGCCTGTTCCTGGTCAAGGTGGCGCGGGTGGAGTTCCACCGACGCAGCCGACACCCCCACCAACGACTACGCCAACGACTGCGCGGAAGTAATTGAAGACCACCCCCTGTCCAACAGGGGGCAAAGGAATGAAATGAGGCTAACTCTTACGAATCAAGGCTACGCTCCCGTTCCAGTGGCGGCAGCTGACGGCGGAGGGTGGGTCAGGTCGGCAGAGCCGAACACTGACTTGCGTATAAATGAGCCGACCTACGTCATAGTCATCGGAGAGAAGCCTGGGTTTCTGAAGGACATTGGACATGCGCTTGAAGCATTCACTGGTCTGGTAACTACATGGAAAGCGAGGTCTAGAGAAGTATCGGGTGACGTCGTACTGGCAATGCTAATACAAAACGATGGAGACAAGCCCGTCAAAGTCATCCTTGGGGATCCTAATCATGATAGAACAGTTAATCCAAATGATAGGTTCTCCGCTTCTGCCAACCTTTATATGGAAATACTTGATGGGGGTTAGATGTATGAACCTTACCACCGCTTTCTTAATCGTTGCTTTAGTCTTGTTCGTACTAGCAGCGATCCCGTACCCACCCCTACAAAGGTTCAATCTCATAGCCGCTGGGCTTGCATTCTATGTCTTATCGCATTTAACTGGCAGGGGTGTATGATAATTAGAGGCCCCTGCGATCTATCACCAGCTACGGTGAACTGCTACGCCGGTGGCAGGATCATAGTAGTCTGGCCGAAGCACACCTTTGACGTAATGTTCACTATTGAAGGTCCACTGGAAGGTCCACAAGGCGTTCAAGGTAGGCAGGGCATTCAAGGCGCACAAGGTATTCAAGGTATTCAAGGCCCAGAAGGCAGAGACCGAACCAACCCACGCGACCGGCGATAGCAAACTGAAAGGAATTAACATGGAACTACCAACAAGAAAAGGCAAGCCGCCAGAGTCGGGACCATCCCCCGCACCTATCCCTGGCCCCCCAGGACCTCCCGGCCCGCCGGGGCCACCTGGCCCCCCTGGACCACAAGGTGTCGCCGGTCCTCCTGGTGCCTCTGCGCCATCTCCATCGCCTGCGCCTACGCCGCCATCACCTTCGCCTGCACCTACGCCCCCTTCGCCCTCCCCGCCTCCTACTGGTGGTGGGGACAGTCCTAACTATCGTTACCTGCGCGCGGGTGGCCCAGGTGGAGATGGTAAGAGCTGGAGCACATCGTGGAACAAGTGGAGCCAGATCAGCGGACTCTCCGCAGGCATGACTGTTTTCATAGCTGGTGGCGCTTACGACTCCAGCGCCGCTCAGGCCGTGAGCGGATCGTCGGGACAGCCCGTCACGTACAAAGCCGCCACCAAGGCCAGCCACGGCACCGCCACAGGCTGGAGCGACTCGTACGCCGTGGATGGCGGTGCCGGTCAGGCGATTCTGCGTGGTGGCTTCAATGTAGAGTGGGGAGCCAAGCGATCTTTCATCACCCTCGATGGGCAGGTGCGTTCGTCCCTTACCGGAGGACATGGCTTCCATTGCGTGAAGGGCTACGCAGGCGACCGGGCGGCTGTCTTCGCCGGCGGGCAGGTTGACGACCTGACAATCCGCTATTGCGAACTCGGCGACGAAACCCAAGAAGATTACTGTATCGATGGGATACAGGGGAAGGGCCATCGGTTGATGGTTGAGCACAACTTCATTCACGACTGTGACAACAGAGGGGATGCGCATGGCGATGGTATCCAGTGGTTCTTCGGCGACGGATGTACTTTTAGATATAACCTCTTCCGTCATTGCGGACAACATCTTTACACTGGAGATGCTGGGGCTCCTGGGGCCACGAACTTTACCGTTGCCTTCAACCAGTTTGATAACAAAGATTCTGGCAGTGGCGGCAGCGCAGGCTGGGCCATCAATGCTGGTGGACCAAGTGAATGGAATATGGATATCCAGAACTGGAGGGTATTCAACAACACCATAAGTTTCAGCGCGAACCTGTGGTATCCGATCTACCCCAATGCGGCCATGGCTAACCTTCTCTTGAAGAACAATGTCTTCCTTGACAACGACTGCTACGTGGTCAAGGACACCACGCACAGCTATAATGCCTGGGACAATTCCTGCAAGAGCGCGCCCGATGAACCTGGGAAGGTGACAGGAGATCTGAAGGCAGGCTTTGAAAACGCCGCTGGGTTTGACTTCCGTCTGAAGTCTTCCTCCCTCCTACGGGGTAAGGCCACGGCCACAGACCTTGGCTACACCAAGGACATTCTTGGAAATCCCGTGGGCAATGACATAGGAGCATTCCAGTATGTATAGAGTTCTTCCTCAGCCTCCTGAACCAAGGGAACCTCCACCCATGAAGTTTCCACCAAAGAAGGAGCCACGAAAATGATGCCAGGAATGCCCCAGCCTCCGCCGGACCCTGAGTCGCAGATGAGAGAGCAGTCTGCGATGATACAGCAGCAGAACTCTGCGGCCGAGCGAGCTCAGGACGTAGGTAGTTCTGTGCCCGCCGCAGCGTTGATTAAGCAAAGGGCGATGGTCAATGCTCTACGATCCGCTGGATCCGGATATACCTCTGCTGAACAGCAGGATACAAGGTTTTCAACACCGTCTGCATACCTTGGTACACGCTAGGATAGTACCGTCTTACATACTGTTGACCTCCGTACTCCAGCCATGCCGTACACGTCATGCAATTTGGCGTGTCCTTGCACCCCTCCGCGTAGAACGGAGGGGGCCTCCATCCCTTCTCGAGAATGAACTCCTCCACCTGGTCGTCCGTCCACGAGTGGATAGGGTACAGTAGCTGGATACCGTCATAGATGGTACCACTCTTCAAAATCCCCTGGGCTGTATCGCTACTGCGCTGTCCGCGCAGGATAACAGTGATGCCATCGTCAATCATACGCTGGTGCATCGGCTCCATGAGGGAGCGATAGCAGCACCAGTTCCTATCCTGCATGGGAATGTAGTCTTTGAAATGCTTCTCCGGGAAAGGCCACTCGGCCGCGCCTGGAATGAGCAGGTCAGAGGGCGGGCCATATCTACTTCGCACTCCCGGACTGTCGCCTTGGATATACTCAAAGTGAGGCACGACTTTACGCACCTTTTCGCACAGAGCTATCGTCTCCGGGAAGTCATCACCCGTGCTGGTATGATAGACAGTAAGGGAGTTCCACTCGGGTTGCATGTAGAGGAGCAGGGCGAGACTATCCCTGCCTCCGCTGAATTGCAAGGCTACTTTATCCATCAGATTCTCCAAGTTAAGGCGCTCACGATGGCAAAGTTTAGGCGCCAGTGGGCACTGGGCCACAACTAGCCAAATCTAGCAGGGTTGCACCAAAGTGGTGCGTCGCCAATGGTCTAAGGCCCTCAGGACCGTTTTTTACCCCCACCCACTGCCCCCCTACCACGCGCCCCCTAAAAACGCCTCTGAGGGGCGCGGCGCGCACCCCGCTGGGCATGATTTGGGGTGGTTTACCCCCCACCTGGGCCATGGCCGGGCCAGCCACCCTGGCGCAACCTACAGATTTCCTTGTACCATGGGTGCTCGCACTCCCGCGTATCGTGGTACCACCTTTTATCGGCTTGCCTATAAAGCATCATGCCCCACCCGACACCGAGCCTGCCTACGCCTGGTCCTGTCTCACCTTTGAAGCACTTACCACACATGAATTTGAATTCCTGGTACTGTGTGATAG